AAAGATTTTTTAATCCAATTCTAGGTTCATCTGTCTATGATAGTCTTTTTGATTTGATGGATTTTGGAACTTCTAACCTTATAGAACAAGAAATCATAACAACACTAAGGAACTTTGAACCTAGAGTCAATAATGTTCGAGTTAGAGTCAGTGCGAGACCTGACCAAAACAACTTTGATGTTACGATTTTCTTTGATATTGTTGGAGCAGCACTACCACCTCAAGAATTTTCATTCATCCTAGAAGCAACTCGATAATATGCCATTTACTAAGTTTACAAATTTAGATTTTGATCAAATCAAATCACAAATAAAGAGTTACTTAAGAGCGAACTCTGATTTTAAGGACTTTGACTTTGATGGGTCAAACTTTTCAGTCTTAATTGATACTTTAGCATATAATACTTACATAACTGCATTCAACTCCAACATGGTTGTGAATGAATCTTTCTTAGATTCTGCAACGTTAAGAGAAAATGTAGTATCATTAGCAAGGAATATAGGATACGTTCCTCGTTCAAGATCTGCAGCAAAGGCAGAAATAAGTTTTTCTGTTAACACTACATCTAATACACCAACATTAACCTTAGCAGCAGGTCTAGTGTGTGTAGGAGCAACTGAAAACACAACAGTTATGTTCTCAATACCATCCAGCATTACAACTACAGTAAACAATGGTGTAGCATCGTTTAATAATATAGAGGTAAGTCAAGGAACTTTCTTAAGTAAACAATTTTTAGTTGATGGATCACTAGATCAAAGGTTTGTATTAGATAATTCATTTATAGACAGTTCAACTATTGTTGTAAGAGTACAAGGTCCTAATGAAACAACTCTTGGTAGAGAGTATTCAAGATCAAGTAATATTTTGAATATTGATTCAACGTCAGAAATTTACTTACTACAAGAAGTTCAGGATGAAAAGTATGAATTACTATTTGGTGATGGATATTTTGGTAAAAAATTAGAAAATGGTGCAGTCGTAACAGCAACTTACATTATAACTGATGGAAAAGCAGGTAATGGTTCTTCTGTATTCTCATACTCAGGAAGAGTTTTAGATTCAGATAATAATCCAGTAGTTCCTACTAATAATATAACTATCACTACAAATCAGTCTGCTGCAAACGGTGGTGATATAGAGAGTGTTGACTCCATTAAGTACTTCGCTCCTAGAATATATGCATCACAGTACCGTGCAGTGACCGCCAGAGACTACGAAGCGATAATTCAGTCCATTTACCCTAATACAGAGTCTGTAGCGGTTGTAGGGGGCGAGGAACTTGATCCACCAGAGTTTGGTCAAGTACTAATAAGCATCAAACCAAAAAATGGTGACTTTGTTTCGGATTTCGACAAACAAAATATACAATCAAAATTGAAAAATTATGCATTATCGGGCATAAATCAAAAAATAATTGATTTGAAGGTATTATATGTCGAAATTGATAGTGCAATTTACTATAATAGTTCGCAAGTTAGCAATGTAAATGGAGTCAAGAGTAAAGTAATAGATGTTTTAAACACATTTTCAACTTCAAACATTAATAAGTTTGGTGGAAGGTTCAAATACAGTAAATTAGGTCAAATTATTGATGGATCAGACAGTTCTATAACATCTAATATTACAAGAGTCATAATAAGACGTAACATGAAATGTTTATTGAATCAATCTGCACAATATGAGTTATGCTATGGTAATACATTCAAGAAAAATGCAGGTGGTTTTAATATAAAGAGCACAGGATTTACTTTAGCAAATCAACCTGGTACTTTATACTTTACAGATGTCCCAAATGAGACTGGTGATATGGGTGTATTATCTGTTGTTAGGGAATCATCAGAAAGTAATGAATTTACTGTTGTAGTTAAGTCTGCTGGAACCATTGATTATAAAAAAGGTGAAATTATAGTAAATACATTAACCATAACCTCAACTGTCGCAGCAAATGATATTATAGAAATTCAAGCATTCCCAGATTCTAATGATGTTATTGGTTTGAAAGACTTATACTTAAGTTTTTCTGTTGCAGATAGTACAATAAATATGATTAAGGATACAATTTCATCTGGAGAGCAGATATCTGGTGTCGGATATAAGACAACATCAAGTTATTTGAATGGAAGTCTAAAAAGAGGTGATACTTCAACAGCGACTGCTACAATTTCGACTAGCACAACTACACCATCAACTACAACAAGCACTAGCTCAGGTTCAACATCGTCTGGAGGCGGTTACTAAGAAATGATACAAACTGGTTTTGAGAAACGAGTACAGGTTCAGCAAATTTTAGCGAATCAACTCCCTGACTACATTCGGGCAGAGAGTCCAAAGACTCTTGACTTTCTAAAACAGTATTATATCTCTCAGGAACATCAATCTGGTGCAACTGATCTTGCAGACAATTTAGATCAGTATATTAAAATTGATAATTTAACTCCAGAAGTTATATCTGGAAAAACTACATTATATTCTGGTATTTCTTCAACCTCAGATAGTGTACAAGTATTTTCTACTAAAGGATTTCCAGATCAATATGGTCTTTTTAAGATTGATAATGAAATATTTACTTACACAGGATTAACCACAAACACATTTACAGGTGTTATTCGTGGTTTTAGTGGGATTAGTAGTTATAGAACAAATTTAAATGCAGAAGAGTTACTTTTTGAAGAAACTAGTCAGGCATCACATGAGTCTGGAGAGGAAGTTTTAAATTTAAGTTCAAATTTCCTTAAAGAATTTTATAAAAAGTTAAAATACACATATACACCTGGTTTAGAAGATTTAGATTTTGTTTCAAACCTTGACGTAAACAATTTTATAAAAGAAGCAAGATCATTTTATGAATCAAAAGGTACAGAAGAGTCATATAAAATTTTATTTAAAGTATTGTTTGGTGAAGAACCAAAAGTCATAGATTTAGAGCAATATTTACCTAAACCGTCATCTGCAGAGTTTTTAAGAAGAGAAATTATTGTAGCAGAAAGAATTTCAGGAGATCCAGATAAATTAGTTGGTCAAACAATTAAAAAGGCATCAGATTTAGCAACTCAAGCATCTGTATCAGAAGTTGAAATTTTTACAAGGTCAGGAATTAGCACATATTTTAAATTAGGTCTATTTGTTGGTTTTGATGATAGGGATTTAATTGAAGGAACATTTGAAATACAACCTAAAACTGCAAATATAAATCCTGTATCAGTAGGATCATCAGTTATAACTGTAGATAGCACCGTTGGATTTGGAACAACAGGAACTTTGCTATCTGGTGATAATATAATCACATATTCATCAAAAACTGTAAATCAGTTCTTAGGATGTGTTGGAGTTGATAATGCTATGGGTGTAAAATCACCAATAAGGACAAATGATGTCTTTTTTGGTTACGAAGATGGTGATTTAACTAAGAAAGTTGAAATAAGAATAACAGGCGTATTATCAGATGTAGAAACCATTGGAGATGTATCATCCGTATCTGAAGGAGAGAAAATATATGTAAAAAATGTTGGTGAAAAGATAAAAAATCCAGAATTTAATAAAACTCACAAACAAATATTTGCAAACTCATGGATTTACAACACAAGTTCTAGATTTTTCGTAGATAATACTAACAATGGTTTTAACTTAAAAACAATCCCTGATCCATCTGCGTTGAAGGTTGGTGATATTGTTGATGTGCTTCTAGGAGCGTCTGAGACGGTTGTTTTTGCTGATGCGACAGTTCGCACCATAAATGGTAAACAAGTCACTCTGGACGGTTTAAGTGGGTCTCCATCAGCAACCACAGAATATTCTATACGTAGAAAATTAGAAACAGTTAATAGTAGTGGAGCACCTCTAATATATGGAAACGATATAATAACTGCAGATATTCAAAATTTATATACAGAGAAAGAAAATTGTTATTATGTTGCTGCTAGTTCTCTTCCATCATATACATTAACTAAAAATCTTGATCAAGCTATCATAACATCCCTTGTAAGTACTAATTTACAAGAGTTTGATACAAATAAATTAAAATTCAGTGTATTAGTATTTGATACTGACGTACCATTTAATACAGGTGAAGAGGTAATTTACAATGCTGAAAATAATACGCTTGATGGATTAGAGAATGGTGTTTCGTATTTTGTTAAAATACTAGCAGATAAGAAAAAGATTCAACTATACAGATCTAGATCACTAATTGATGCAGATAATGCAACAACACCAACTCGTGAATATTTTTCAGCACCAGCAACATCTGGATTTCATAAGTTTACATTAGTAAGTCAAAAGACTCAATTTATTCATCCTCAGAAGTTATTACGCAAGTTTCCATACTCACTTGATGTAAAAACAGGCGAAAACACTGTAACAGCACCAGGTGCTCTTGGAATGCTTGTAAATGGCGTAGAGGTTATAAACTATAAGTCTGAAGATAAAGTCTATTATGGACCATTAGAAAGCGTTAGGGTGTTCAATGGTGGATCTAACTTTGATGTTGTAAATCTCCCATCAATAACAATAGAATCAGGTTTAACAACCGCATTAGTTCAACCTGTAGTGAAAGGTAAATTGACTGATGTTTATATTGATCCTCAAGATTTTGATGTAAAGAAGGTATCATCAGTAACTATTACGGGTGGTAATTCTACAGGAGCAGTTTTAAATGCTCAACTTGAGGAAAGACATAGAACACTATCATTTGATGGTAGACAATCTACAGTTGGTGGTGGAGTTGATGTCACTAATGATAATATTACTTTTGCACAAAATCACAATTTAATTAGTGGTGATGAATTAATTTACAACAGAAACGGTAATACTGCTATAGGAGTTGGTGTTCGCACTACTGCTTATCAGGATGGAATTAATTTAATTACTGGTTTAACACTCAATAATGGATCTGTTTATGTTGCAGAGGTTGTAAATAACAAAACTATTAACCTTTACGAGACTCAAGCAGACTATTCTGCAGGTATTAATACAGTTGGATTTACAACCGCAGAAACATCTGGTACTCATAAATTCAGAACTAAGAAAGCAAATAATACTATTTCTAAAATTTCAATAATTAATGCAGGAACTGATTTTGAAAATCGTAAATTAACTGTTCAACCTACAGGAATCAGCACAGCACATGATACTATTTTCTTCAAGAATCATGGATTTAAAGATGGAGAAGTAGTAACATACAGTACAGATGGTACATTAATTGGTGGGTTAGATACAAATATACGTTATAAAATAATTAAATTAACTGATGATGAGTTTAGATTAGCAAATGCAGGTGCTGCAGGAACAATTACTGCAAATTATGATAGAAATAATTACGTAAATATAGTTTCTGTAGGCACTAGTGAACAATTTTTTGCATATCCTCCAATAAATGTAACCGTAAATGCAGATATTATTGGTGGTGTTGGGGTAATTACTGCAACTCCTGTAATAAAAGGATCAATTTCTGATATTTACTTGAATAATGTAGGAACTGGATATGGTTCTACAACAATTAATTTTCATAAAAAACCAACAATTTCTGTAAAAACTGGTAAAGGTGCAGAATTAAAACCAATAATTGATGATGGAAAAATAATTAATGTCCAAGTAACTAATACTGGAAGTGAATATACATCACCACCAGATTTAGAAGTTGTTGGTATAGGATCAGGCACTGGTGCTAAGTTAAGAGCAGTTGTTGTTAATCAAAAAGTAACTGATGTAGTAGTTCTTAATACTGGTATTGGTTATACTGCAGCAACCACTTCCATAAAAGTAACCTCTAGAGGTTCTAACGCATCACTAGAAGCGACTGTAAGGCACCTTACACTTGATAACCATGAAAGACATGGAAATGAGATATTAGTGGACACTGAGGACGGTTTGCAGTATGGTATGGTTGGTTACAGCACTGCAATTGGTCTAACAGAGTTTGGTGATGATAGTATTGATCACTCACCTATAATTGGTTGGGCGTATGATGGTAATCCAATATATGGACCATATGGATATGATGATGCATCAAATTCAAACTCACAGATAAGAAATTTAGCAACAAGTTATATTTTATCAACTTCAGATGTTGTAGATAGACCATCTGGATTTGTAAATGGTTTCTTTGTAGATGATTATAAATTTGATAATTCTGGTGATTTGGATAAACATAATGGTAGATATTGTAAAACTCCAGAGTTTCCTAATGGAGTTTATGCGTATTTTGTAGGTATTAATACAAATACACAAACTTCAGTATTTCCTTATTTTATTGGAAATTCATATAGATCAAAATTAATTGAACAGAGTTTTGATCAGACATTTGATTTTAATAATTCAGATTTAATCAGAAATACATTACCATATGCTGTTGGTGATGATGGTTCTGATAATGATTTTATAAATGAACCAAATGAGATATTGTTACAGAGTTCAACAATAGAATCAGTAAGTAAAGGTTCAGTCCAATCATTTGATATACATGAGGCAGGTCAGGGTTATAAAGTTGGTGATTTAGCAACTTTTGATAATACTGGGACAAATGGTGGTGGTATAAGTGCTTCAGTTTCATCCGTGACTGGTAAAACTGTTGAAAATTTATCAACTACCATTGAGGATTATCAAAATGCAAAATTAATTTGGAATAAATCTGGTGAATTATCTGTACATACAAGTAGTCCTCATACATTATTGGATAATGATACTGTAGTCATTTCAGGAATATCTACATTTATTGCAAAATTAAATGGCGAGCATGTAATTGGAGTATCTTCGGAAAAAACAAAATTAATATTAGACACTCCAGCAATTACTGCAGCAGGTATAGTTACTGATGTATTTGTTTCTACAATACCAAATATATCTGTAGGATCGACTATAGGGGTAGGAACAGCAAGATTGTCTGTGTTAAATGTTTTTCCCGATAGAAGAGTTATTCGTGCTATTACTGAGCATACATCTGGAATTCATACAGCATCAACAGAATTAATAGAAATTACCGATAAATTTACGGTTCCTTTAAAAACACCTTACTTTGAGTCAAAATTAGATGATAAAGTATTTTTCAATCCAACTCAAGAACTTGGTATTGGTACGGTTTCTGGTCAAAGTGGAATATCTACAATCGTGATAGGCAACATTCCTATACCAACTTCGATACCAAACCAAAGCATATTCATACCAAATCATCCATTTACACAAAATCAACAAGTAACATTAACAAAAGGTGGAAGCACACGCATAGTCGCATCTAACACTGGTGATAGTGCGACATTTAATATTCCAGAATCTGGTGAAACACAAACACTGTTTATTATCAATAAATCCAAAAACCTCATAGGTTTGACTACTCAAGTAGGATTAACCACTAGTACTGATGGATTGTTCTTTAGATCATTTAACTCAAATAATAATGATACTGACTTCAAATATTCAATTGAATCTAATTTCACACAAGAAACTGCTAGAATTGAAAAAATTAAATCTACAATATCAATATCAACTGCTCATGGTTTAGAAAATGGAGATGTTGTAACTCTAACAGTAAAACCAAAACAATCTCTAGGTATAGGTACATCAGAATCAATATTATTAAAGTATAATTCTGCACACGATAAAATTTTAGTAAATCCAATATCATTTGGTTCAACATCAGTTAATTTAACTAAAGATGAATTTGAACTTACTTCACATGGATTTGAGACAGGTGAAAAGGTATTTTATGATTCATCTAACTTTATAACAGGCTTGGGTACAGGATCTTATTTTGT